TCAAAAGGTCTTTACTGGAAGTTGGTAATTCATCTGCACTACCCAACATTACATGTACAATATAGGCAAAAATAGCAAGAGCAGATAAAGCCACTACAAAACGAGCAATAAACCTACTTACTTGGATACGCTCATTCACCGACATTTTAGGAGGTATCGGCTTCGGAGCATCTGGTTTCGTAACCGTAGTCGTAGTGATTTCTTTAGCCATTATCTTAATTTCAAGGATTCAACGACTCTAGTGTTATTCTCAATTGCATGGGTTAGTTTTCCTATGGTATCAACCATTTGTGAATTGAAATCCCTCTGTAATTCAAGCACTTGCTTCTCATTCTCAGACCTATCTTCTCTTGCTTCCTCACGTTCCTTCCGTGATTCATCGAATTGATATTTAATGAACCACATTAAGATCACAGAGATAGCTACTGGAATACCTACTTGGTTAAGTAGATCTAATACGGTATTTACTTCCATGAGATCAGGATGAGTTTGACCTGTAGTATATGCATAATCGGCTGGATTCATTTTGCACTATCCCTCCTAAAAATTATCGCTTCATAATTATTCATCAAATACCAGATCCCTGAAACTCCAACTAGAATCAGAGTGATGTAAATCAGGAAGAATATAAAGAGTCCTGTCATGGCTTCGGATGAGCATCCTTTACAGCCTTGATGGTCTTCTTCCACTCATCGATTCCTTTGTGATATATCTCGTCTAGCTGATCACCGATAGGAGGGTACTGACGATCACGTTGGTATTGTTTGGCATCCCAATCACTCTGCAATTTAGCTACACCATCAATACATTCTTGTGCTGTTGGTTTTATAGCTTTCGCATCGTTGACAAGTATATTCTCATACCTTTCATTATCCCCCTCTAGGACTGACCAACCATACCATTGGTGACACTCTCTATTAAGAGTATTTAAGTAATCTTTTAGTTTAAAAACCATTATGTAGCTCCTAATCTTGTTGCTATGAAACGAGTATAGTAAAAGGTAGTGTCACCAAGGAGTGTAGAATTAGCCATTGAACTTAAATTCCATTTAAATTTCACATTAGTAATGTCTGTCACATCGAGCATGGAAACGATAGAAATATTATTGTTAGGACTAATATCTGTAGTCGCATTTCCTCCACCAGCAGTAGCTAACGCAATATAAGAAGAATCATTTGAAGTAAATAATAAATTCAAATCATAATAATCTGTGCCACTTCTGACAGTAAACATGCCTTGCATGTGAATTAGCCAGACTCCCGTTGATGGAAAAGAAAATATCCCTGAACTCTCACTTAAACCCGTACCAATTTGCCCGTACCAATCCCTTCTTGCCCAATTTGACGTTATATCTCCATCACTAGAATTATCGGCAGTAAGATGCCAAGAATCTGCTTCTTCTGTTATGCCGATGACACCAGAACGACTGCCTTCAGAATTAACTATTCCACTCATATTAGCTCCAATCTTGTTCGATCCACGTTACATGGACATCGATATTTGCAGATGCTAAAGTTATTGCTCTCAATTTTTGAGTTCCTTGCCAAGAAAACCTGTCATTCCAGACGAATGTTTCTTGTGCCCCAATCGCTTGATCCATCAGGAGATAGATTGGATTTGAGGAACCGTCCGTATCTGTTAAGTAAAGTCGAATACGTTCATCCGATTGATCTCCTTGCTCACAAAAAATGATTGAGACAACACTATAAATGTGATTTGCTTCTCCAGTTATTAAAGTCTGAACTGAATTAGACAAAGCTGCTATATCAGCACTTTTTAAAACCTCTGATCCACCTCCGCTTGGTATAGCCATGTTAGTATCCTAGTAATAAAGATTGATGAGTTGAGCTTTGCATGAATGCTCCTTTTTGTTTAACTTTCCCTGTAGTACCCGTGATTATATCTCCGTTTTCCATATAAACATTAGCTTCGTCATCTTTGATTTCGATAGCAGTTGTACTAGCATCATTTTGAAGGATAAGATGCCCTTCATCTGCTGGTTTGAATGTTAAATTTCCCATAGGTTTCCTTTATGGTCCTGTGATTGTGGTGTTTCCACCTGAAAGACTAATTGTTAATGCTGTGGTTGCTCCGACTTTAAAGACATGATCTCCTGTTCCATTAGTGTCGTAATCGATGGGACCATTTGTATTCGTTGAAGAAATTGTATTTGCATCCAATTTTAAGTTATCAACTCTTAAATCAGTAACAACGCTATTAGTTCCAATGGTACATGCATCAATGCTTCCTCCATCAATATCAGGAGTATTTATATCTGGCGATGTGAGAGTTTTATTCGTTAAAATCTGAGTACTACTAAGCGTGACTAAGGAAGCAGATGAAATATCAACTGGTCCAGATTCGGTAGCACTAGTACCTGCAAATTCCCCATCTCCAGTGATGATTTCTGCACAAATGAGAGTTCCATTATTAGTAAGCGTATATCCGTTAAGATCTATCTTGTACGGACAGATGTAGGTTTCATCGGCAGCAATAGTAAAGTTTGCAGTAAGTTTAACATTGAAACCACCTGCATCAATAATTGCTTCCCATTTACTAGCAGAAAGATCTGTTGCAAAAGTTCCTGCCTCATGTCCTACAAGACATATATAAACAGCACCTGTTTCAGCATCTTTTACTAAATCTCTTTCAACATATGTTGTCCCTGAAACCCAATTGCCTTTCCAAGATCCTAATTCCTGAGTGGCAATGATGTCACCATTAGAATCGAAAGATACTATATTGTTTAATCTATCTGCTTTATTTTGACTTATAGTAGAAGCTTCACTAGGTGTTGTATTAAAACCTGTGGTTCCTTCTAAAGCAGATGAAAGCTTTAATGAATGACCAGCATTGTCATCCAACTGTTGAGAAATTTGAGTTAACTTATCAAAACTGTTCTCAATGGTTTCTGCATCAATGGTTGAGTTATTCGTATAATCAGAAACCTGAGTTAAAGGAACACTTCTGGTAATGACAATCGTATCAACTGATGTCGGATAAGTTACTGTAGAATCTACAGTGAATCCTACTTCAATATAGGTTATTGTTGCATTAGAAGAAGTCCCTGCATTCTGAACAGTATAATGAGTATCTTTTTTAAGATATCCAGATGCTCCTGCAGTAAAACCTCCACCAGTAATAGGAGTACCTGGACCTGAAGCTCCTTTTTCCCAATAGACTTCAATATGGGTTGCATCAAGTACAATAAAGCTTATTGTATGTGGCCCTTGAGTGGCGTTTCCTGAAAAAGAAGATCTTGTAGTTGTTGCAGATACTGTCATTAATAACCTCCTACTACAGCACTAGGGCGGAATGCTTCTATATAATCTTGATTCTCAAAATGTCGAAGCATGTTTTCCGTTCTTCCTAGATAACCTGGATTAAGATATTCTTGGATGTGGTAAATAAGCCCATAATTCACTACTGGTTCAAGATAGAAGAGATTTGCATAAGGAATGTTGTTTTTAACTGCACTCCATGCTTTTGCTGCATCTTTTTCTCCATTGACAATCCCTGAGAATATTCTTCCTGCATCTCTAAAATCAGATGCTACAGGTCCAACAATAAAGTCAGACCAGTTGAACCCGTATTGTGAATAACTGTTGTAGACAAAATCTCCAACAATTCCTGGTACACCAGATTGAATTAAGGAAGCTGCTGCTGTAGAAGAATCGAAAGGATCTCTTGGTTCTTTCCCCTTGAAAAGATCCTTTGCGGTGAGCGATGCATAACCAAGCATAATTGCTGGTGCTAAATGCATTGCTGAATTACCCATGCCATTCTGCATCATCCTTGGATATTGCTGAACAGCCATTGTTAGCGAGAAACCTCTAAATAACCAAAAGAGTTCTGCTAACGATCCAGGTACGGTTCCTCTTTGGAACCCAAAAGACATGATAGCTTTTTCGTTCTTCCCTGGTTGAGGAACTGCTATCTTTGATTCATTGACAAAAAAAATCTCTAATTTATTAGCTAATTCTTTAGCTTGTTTTGATTTAGAGAATTTTCTTATATGGTCAGGTGTAACGTATCTTTCATTTGCATATATGTCAATAGATCTATTCTTAATATCTATATCTTCAGCTATGTCATATGCACCAATCTTGTGTACTAAGTTCCAATCACTTTCTGTTATACCATATTGCTGAAGTATCCTTTGATACTGTGAAGTTAATCCATCCCACTTAAAACGTGCTTGATCTCCCATAAATGCAGATGACATTCGTGCAAATCCTTCTCTATTTGCATTAGTCCAGTAATTGAGTCCGTTATACATGAACATTTTGTCTGCCATACGAGACAAAGTTCCTGCTACAGGATCTGAATTAATGTATCTGGAAGATGAAGAATTAAGGATTCCATCGATACCAATACCAAGAAACTTAAACATGTCTTGTTCTTCCATGCCTAAGTTTCTATTAAAAGATCTTTTCAGATTCTTGAACGTATCATGGTAGGAAGATAAAAAAGACTTACCATAATAGTTCATGGTCATGGCTTGTATTAAAGGATCACCGAATGAAGAAAGGAATGCCTTTCCCATATCAGTAATCAAATGCCAACTGACTACTCCTGAAGTGATTTTAGTAAGGGTTACACTTCCAGGTATTAAAGATTTTCCTGAAAGAAGATCAAATCGTTTATCTAATCCTTCTCCTTCAATAAGTTGTTTAACTTGTGGAACAGCATCGGAGAGTGCTTGTTTTAAGGAGTTATAGGTATCTTCAGGATCTGGTCCTAATCGTTGAATAAGAACAGTTCTGTCGCTTTGGAGTTCCAATCCTTCAATCATTGCAAGAACAGGATCTTGATGCCCAAAGCGTTTATTGTAAGTTAACCAAGCATTTGCATCTTCAAAATGGAGATAACGTGATGCAGATAATGCATCTGCCATTGTTTCAGTAGCATCTCCAGTAGATTCTCCAGTGATTCTTTGATAGATCTTTCTTAAAATTTCTCTATCAGGTTCAAACCCTCCAAAAGTCTTATCTTTATCTAAAAGACTCATTGTGAAATCAATCCAATCATCCTCCTTCATTAACTTCATTTGAGGAATATCATGGAATTGAGTTGTTACATGTGTTGAATCATAAAGGATTGCTGCTCCTGCAGCATTTGCTTCTTGAACAACTCTTAGATTCTCTTTTTCTATAATCTT